AACCCATTGACAGCAATGAGATGTACGAAGAACCGATGTATAGCTACGGTTTGTGTATATCGTTAGGTAGAGAAGAGCTAGAAAAGTTAGGTATAGAAAAATTACCAGAAGCTGGTAGCGAAATGATGATTAAAGCTATAGCTTATGTCAAAACTGTTAGAGAAAGTAAAGAAAAAGATGGTGTTGAACAGAATGTAGAGCTACAAATATGTGCAATGGGTATAGAACCATTTGATAAAAGTGGTGATCAGGCAGAAAGTTTGTATGGTGAGAAGGCAGCGACAGCACCACCCAAGGCAGAACCTGCTACTAAAACAGCTACATACTTAGCATAGGAATTAATTATGGAAGATCCAAATTTCACAAGAATGTCACCTGATTTTAAAAAAAGGTATAGAAAAATGATAGAAGAACACAACAGACAGGAACAAGAAAAGAAAAAAAACAAATCTAAATTAGAAAAATTTGCAGATACATTGTATGGAGGTAAAAAATAATGGCTGAAAAAAAAGGTGTTATTTCTAATATTCAACGTAGAAAAATACAAACATATAAAGCAATGGATGAAGCAGGTATGTTAGACGATAAAGCTAGAAAAGATATGGAAAAACTAAGAAAACTCTACCCATCAATGTTTTAATTATGAGTTTATACGAAAACATACATAAGAAACGGAAAAGAATTAAAGAAGGTAGTAGTGAACGTATGCGTAAAAAAGGCTCAAAAGGTGCGCCAAGCGATAAAGATTTTAAGAATGCAGCAAAAACTGCAAAGAAAATGTACCCTAATCAAAATTAGGTGTGACCGTAAACCAGTTATAACTCGATATATTAGAGCATGAGCGAATATAATCCCCTCGATCTTAAAGGCCAACAAAAATCTAAAGACAATAAAAAGTCTGTAGACAGAATTGACCGACAGAACGAGGAATCGGATATAAAATGGCTCATGAGCAGCAAGAGGGGTCGCAGATTTATCTGGAGACTTCTGGAAATGGCAGGTGTATTCCGATCATCGTTCAACACTAACGCAATGGCAATGTCATTTAGCGAAGGTAACAGGAACTATGGTTTGCAACTTCTAAACCAAATCCACACTCTCTGCCCCGAACTATATCCGACCATGATCAAGGAGCAAAAAAATGTCAGAGATGCTGATGACGGAAGCCAACCAATCAAATGAAGGTGATACGCAGCAGCCAGTAGATACTGCTACTAGTGAGCAAACTACTGACACACAGCAGCAAACTGAAAGTGTACAGGAACAACAAGTTTCGGATGAAACCTCTGTTGTAAGTGAAACAAGCGAACAGGAAGCCAAACAAGGCGCACCTGATAATTACGAGTTCAACTCTAAGGTGGCTGACGCACCGCAAGAACTCGACTCCGAAGTATTAACTGCATTTGGAGACGTCGCTAAAGAACTTGACCTGCCACAAGAAGATGCGCAAAAAGTATTGGATAAAGTTGCCCCTGTAATACAGGAAAGGCAAGCCAAAATGCTAGAGCAAGTTAGAGCAGATTGGGCAAGCGAATCACAATCAGATGAAGAATTTGGTGGTGAAGCGTTAAACGAAAATCTTAATGTTGCTAAACAAGCTTTAGATGCTTTTGGTACTGATGCTTTTAAATCGCTGCTACAAGAAACAGGCTTTGGAAATCATCCTGAGATAATCAGGTTTATGTACAGAGCAGGTAAGGCAATCAGTGAAGACAGTTATGTTGGTAATTCTCAAGGTGCAAATCCTCGTGGGTCTAACATTCCAAAAGACTTTAACGGCATAGCTAACGCACTGTATTCTAATCAGCAAAATTAAGTAAGGAGTTATTAAATGGCTACTCTCTCAACCTCAAATTTAACCCTAGCGGATTGGGCAAAAAGATCTGACCCAGACGGTAGAGTTCCAATCGTTGCAGAACTACTATCACAAAGCAACGAAATACTAGACGATTGCGTTTTTAAAGAAGGTAACTTACCTACTGGAGAACGTGTAGTTATTAGAACTGGTCTACCCGGTGTTTACTGGAGAGCATTAAACCAAGGTATTCCATCAAGCAAGTCAACAACAGCACAGATTGACGAAGCTTGCGGAATTCTTGAAGCTCGTTCTGAAGTAGACAAAGACTTAGCAATGTTAAATGGTAACACTGCACAGTTCCGTTTATCTGAAGATACTGCGTTCTTGGAAGCAATGAACCAGACTCAAGCAGAAACAATGTTCTACGGTAATCCCGGAACAGATCCTAAAAAGTTTTTAGGACTTGCACCAAGATATGGTGATTTATCTGCTGACAACGCAGTAAACATTCTTAATGCAGGTGGATCAGGTTCTGATAACGCTTCTGTATATCTAGTTGTTTGGGGTGATAACACTGTATATTGTCCTTTTCCTAAAGGATCTAAAGCAGGTTTAACTCATGAAGATCTAGGCGAGCAAACTGTTTACAACAGTGACGGTACAAGACTACAAGCTTTTGCTACTCGTTACCAGTGGAAGAACGGTTTGGTTGTTAAAGATTGGAGATACGTTGTTCGTATTTGTAACATTGACATCTCTGACCTATTAGCAGGTTCTAACACACAAGCTTCAAGTGCATCTACTGCTCTTATCAAGCTTATGGCTAGAGCGTTGTATAGAATTCCAAACATGGCAATGGGAAGAGCAGCATTCTATATGAATAGAACTGTTCACTCAGGATTATCTATAGCAGCACTTGATAAGTCACAATCTGTATTAGCTATTCAAGAAGGTTTATCACAGTTTGGATCAGCACAAAGCTACTTATCATTCCTTGGAGTACCTCTAAGAAGAGTAGATGCGTTGCTTAACACTGAATCTGCGGTAAGTTAACTTTTTTATTAACAAAGGAGATCTAAAATGATTACAGACAAACTGCTCCGAGTGAGCGAAGATCAAGCAATTACTACAACTGCTTTTTCTACTGACACTATTGATCTAGGAACAGCTAGAGATATAGGTGAAGGTACTTCGTTATACATGAACTTTGCTGTTACCACTGCATTAGCAAACGGTACAAGCGTAAAGTTTGAAGTTGTAACTAGTGCAAATGCTAACTTATCTAGTCCTACTGTTATAGGAAGCAGCGATGCAATCCTTACAGCAGCACTTACAGTTGGTAAGAACGTAGTAGTACGCATTAATCCAGACATTGCTGGCAAAGGTAAAAGGTACTTAGGTGCTAGATACACAGTTGCAGGTACATTTAATGCTGGTAAAGTTACTGCTGATGTAGTAGAAACAATTGGTGACGGACAGAAGTACTATGCTTCTGGCTTTACCGTAGCTTAATAAGGAGAATCTATGCCTATTTATAGAGCTAAAACTAAGTGCTTTGTTGGTCAATCCATGAGAGAAGCTAACGAAGAGTTTGAATACAATGGAGAGTTCAATAGTAATATTGAATTAGTTGGCGGAACTGAACCTGATCTACCTGTGGCGTCTAACACAACCGGTTTGTCAGAAGAGGTTAAACCAACTACTCAATCAATTGATTACGAATCAATGACTAAAGCTGAGCTTGAAGTGTATGGTCGTTCTGTTGGTGTTGAACTAGATAGAAGACAGACTAAAGACACTTTAATTAGTCAACTAGTAGCAGCTAATAAGTAGGCATTAGTTTTCTTATTTACTTACTGGGGGCTAGTAGTAATACTGCTAACCTCCTCTTTTTTTAGGAGATGTTATGGCAACTGAAGTAGACATTTGCAACCTTGCCTTGGCACACTTAGGCGATGATGCAACGATAGCTTCGCTTAATCCTCCAGAAGGATCAGCGCAAGCGGAAAAAGCTGCACGGTTTTATCCAATTGCAAGAAACACTTTGTTATCAATGCATACATGGAATTTTGCAGCAAAGCGTGGCAATCTTGCATTAACTACTAATAGTCTTGATCAATGGGATTATGCATATATAGCACCATCTGACATGATGTCTCCTGTCGCAATAATATCTCCATCATCACAAAACGATTACGCTACAAGAATGTCTGCTGGTGATACTCCCGGTAATTTAACAGCAAACTTTGCACCAACAATTGTAGCTGGACAATATACACCACAACAATTTGCAGTAGAAGGTGATTTAATATATACCAATCAAGAAAATGCAATGCTTAGATATCAAAGTAAAATTACAGACACATCTATATTTAGTGATTTATTTGTTATTACATTGTCTTGGCATTTAGCATCAATGCTTGCAGGGCCAATAATAAAAGGTGATCAAGGTATGGCAGAAGCCAAACGATGTACACAAATGATGATGGGATATTTATCTAGTGCAAAACAAGCAGATAATTTACATAGAGATATAACGGTAGAACATATAGTACCTTGGACAGCCGGGAGGTAATTAATGCCAGTTACACGCACGTTTTCTAGATCTTTTTCTGGAGGTGAGATATCACCAGAAATGTTTGGTCGTATAGATGATGCCAAGTTTCAACAAGGTGCAGCTACAATGCGTAATTTTGTAGCAAAACCACAAGGGCCAGCAGAAAACAGACCGGGATTTTCGTTTGTAAGAGAAGTAAAAAACAGTAGTCAAACTGTACGATTATTATCTTTTACTTTTTCTACAGTGCAAACGATGATAATTGAAATGGGTAATGAATATTTTAGATTTCATACGCAAGGACAAACTTTATTTTATAACGATGGTTCAGCATGGAACAGTGGAACAAATTATGCAATAGGAGATATAGCAAAATATAGTGGTGTTAATTATTACGCTAAAACAGCACATTCAAATAGTCAGCCACCTAATGCAACTAATTGGTATGCTATTCCTACAAATCCTAATATTTACGAAATACCTCACCCATACCAACAGGCAGAATTATTTGATGTGCATTATGTACAATCTGCTGACGTTATGACATTAGTGCATCCTAACCATGCACCTAGAGAATTAAGAAGATTAAGCGCAACAAAATGGGAACTTAAAACAATTAACTTTGCTAGTCCATTAGCTTCACCTACAGGTGTAAGTGTATCTGCATATATACCTTCATCTAGTAGTACTAACACAGACACTTATGAAGCACATGAGTATGTAGTTACAGCAGTGGCAAGTAATCTTGTTGATGAAAGCGCACAATCAGGTTCTGCATCTGTACAAAACAATATTTATGTAACAGGAGCTAAAAATACTATTTCATGGAACGCAGTTAGTGGAGCAGCAAAATACAGAGTATATAAAGAACAGGCCGGTATATATGGTTTTCTTGGCGAAACAACTTCTACAAGTATTATAGATGCAAATATTGCACCAAATTTTTCTCGTACACCACCTATATATGAAAACGAATTTCAATCAACAAATAATTTTCCCGGTGCTGTATCTTATTTTGAGCAACGCAGAGTATTTGCCGGAACAAATAATGAACCGCAAACTATACTTATGACAAAATCTGGTACTGAAAGTAATTTATCTTTTGGTTTACCGATACGAGATGATGATCGAATTAAGTTTAGAGTTGCTGCTCGTGAGTCAAACACTATAAGACATATAGTTCCACTAACAAACTTGCTTATGCTTACAGGGTCAGCAGAGTGGCGTGTATCATCTATTAACAGTGATGCTATAACACCTACATCTATATCTGTAAAACCTCAATCATATGTTGGTGCTAATAATGCTCAACCAGTAATTGTAAATAACAGCATGGTATATGCAGCATCTCGTGGTGGCCACGTTAGAGAACTTGGTTACAACTGGCAAGCTAATGGTTTTATTACTGGTGATTTGTCATTGCGTGCGCCACATTTGTTTGACAATTTAACCGTTACAGATATGGCTTTATCTAAAGCTCCTATTCCTATTGTTTGGTTTATAAGCAGTGGCGGTAAATTATTAGGTTTTACATACGTTCCAGAACAAACTATTGGAGCATGGCATCAACATGACACTGACGGTACATTTGAAAGCGTTGCAGTAGTATCTGAGGGTAATGACGATGTATTGTATTGCGTTGTTAAAAGAACTATTAATGGTGCAACTAAAAAATATGTAGAACGTCTAGGTACAAGATTGTTTAATCAGGCACGAGATTGTTTTTTTGTAGATTGTGGTAGCACATACAACGGTACAAATACAAACACAAACCAAACAGTAACTATATCTGGCGGTACAAATTACACAAGAGGAGAAAGCGTTACTATTACTGCAAACTATAATTTATTTAATGCACCACCAAGTCTTGATGATGTAGGTGATGCAATAGTTTTAATTAGCGGATCTAATTATTATCGTTGCAATATAACTGCTACATCTAGTGCAACAGTTGCAACAGTAAAGTTAGATGTAGATTTACCTGCTAGTTTGCGTAATACAGGAATTACAACATATGAAGTAGCAAGAAATGTTATTTCTAATTTAGATCATTTAGAAGGCAAAACAGTAAGTATATTGGCAGATGCTGCTGTACATCCACAAAGAGTAGTGTCTAGTGGTTCTATTACTTTAGAACGAGCATCTAGCGTTGTTCATGTAGGTTTAGAATATCAAAGTGATTTGCAGACTATGCCAATGTCATTGCAAACAGAAGCGTTTGGCCAAGGCCGTGTAAAAAATTTAAACCATGTATGGTTACGAGTATTAGAATCTTCTGGTATATTTGCTGGCCCTAGTGCAGATAAATTAGTAGAAGCAAAACAACGTACAACAGAACCATATGGCGCACCACCTAGATTAAAAACTGAAGATATTAAAATTATGGTTACTCCAACATGGCAAGATAACGGCCAATTATTTGTACGTCAAACTGATCCATTGCCATTAACAATTGTGGGTATGACATTAGAAGTAGCTATAGGTGGATAGTGTGACCGTAAACAGATAAAGTGTATGTATATTAATAAAATAGGGATGCGTTGAGGTAAGTACAACAATGTCATGGCAAAAGAAATTTGGACAATTTGGCGATGTAATGTCAGTAGGTGGCTTAATTTCTGGTGGCGTAGCTAGTTATTTTCAAGGTAAATTTAGAAAAAACCAATTAAAAAGTCAGGCATTACAATTTGAGCATCAACAATACATGGCAAAAATAAATGCCAAATCTATTGAAAGTCAAGCGCAGCATATATCAAGGCAATACAATAAACAGGCGCAACTTAAGTCATTAGCGCAAGGAATAAAAAAAGGACAAAGAACTGCGTCTACTGCTGCAAGAGGAGGTACTTTAGGATACGGAAGCACAAGAGATGTAGCTGTAAGTCAGGAAGTATTGGATGAAATAGATAGGCTAACTATTAATGTTAATAAGGTTAAAGCTGTTGGAAATATGCGTATGCAAGGAGTACAAGCCAATATTCAATCAGATATGTTAGGTGTATCAGCAGGTAATATGTTTGCTTCTGCTAGTGCTGTTAGTCCGTTTTTAAACATGAGTAGTACGTTAATGACAGGAGCAGGTGGTGTTATAGGACAGATTGCAAAAGGTGATCATTGGGGTAATTAAAATATGGCATTAGAAGTACCAACAGTTCAGTTAGAAAGTAATGCACCTCCTATGTTACAAGGTGGCAGCATCCAGCAAATGTCGGATGAAAAGGGCCAAGCATTACAACAAATGGCAAAAGGCCAAATGCAGTTTGGTCAACAGGTAAGTGATATTGCACAAAAGTTACAAGCAGAAAGAGATGACGCAGTATACACGCAAAAACACAACGAATTTATAGCAAAAGTAAATGAAACAAAATTAAAATATGCATCCTATGAAGGTGAGAATGCTATAAAAATTGTTGGTTATGACGATAATGATGAACCTATAACCGTTCTTGATCAGACAAAAACAGATCTTACAAAGCTATCAGAAGAGTTTGAAGCATCGCTAGAAAACGATACACAAAAATTATTGTTTAAAACAAAGGCAGCAAGTACATTAAATTCTGCCAATATGTTTATGACTAAGCATGAAATAACAGAATTTCAAACATATCGTGATAATGAATTTTTAAATGAAATAGATATTATTGCAGATACAACCGGGCAGAATTATGAAGATTGGCATGATGGTTCTGGTGAATTTAGTAAACACAAAGCTATTAGTCTTTTATTAGCTTCTAGATATGCAGACAATAAAGGTTGGCCAGAAAACAGTTCGCAAAGAGCAGGGTTAATACAAAAAGTAATTAATAAAATTAACGTATCTACTTTGAATCAAATGATTGCAAAGAAAGATTTTGACGATGCTAAAGCATATTTAGATAGCGAAACTGATGCAGGTAGAGTTGATGCAGCAACATACAATACTTATGCGTCAAAAATTCTTACTGGTTATAACAAACAAAAAGGTGAAATAAAAGCAAATGCAATATTTACGGATCGTGGTGATACTAATAGCGGTTCATTTCCAGATAAAGCAAATAAATTATTTTCATTAGATAGTTTTAATCATACTGATGATGGCACTGGTAGAACTGTTAAATATGGTTTTAGGCCAGATGAAATAGATACTAGTCAACTAAATGAATCTGATGCTAAAGAATATTTAGAACAAGTACAAAATACATCTAAGTATTATCAAGAAGATTCTAATTTACGTTTGCCACCACAACATCAAACAATACATCTTTTTGTTGGTAAACATTTAGGTATTAAAAAAGCAGATTCATATTTTTCAAAAGCAAAAAAAGAATTAGTAGCAGAAGGTATAGATTTAGAACGTATAAAAAATGACCCTACATATGCAAATGAATTTAATGCAAAAATAATTGACAAGGTAATAGGTTACACAAATGAAGATATGGTAAACAAAATAGGTGCTGATAATCCTTTTGCCACAATGGTTGCTAATGATTTACAAATATTAAAATCAGATATTAATTATAATTATGACCCTAACGATGGGCCGTCATATAGGGTAGACGAAAAAACAAAAATGCCATTATTAGCAGATTTAACAGAAAAATTAAAAAATACAATACAAGACGAAGACCAGCTTACATACGCAATAGCAGAGCTAGAAAGAATTTACAAAGCAGAAAAAGAAGGTAAAGAAGAAATATATGACGCTAATTTAGAAGCAGCAAAAGAAATTGCATTTTCAGAAAATAATGCATGGACTAAATTAGCAGACAACGGAATTGATATAGAAGATTTTACAAGAGAAGATCAACGTCTATTAAAAAATGGACATCCAGAAGAGTCTGATACAAATACATATGCTGAGTTGTTAAAAAATCCAACAGAAACATTGCCAGAAAATATAGGAAAATACCGAGGATTATTATCTAAATCAGATTACAGAAAATTTTTAGCAGAAGGTGAAAAATTAAAAAATGGTGGTGAAAATAAAATTATAGCTGTGCAAGGTGATACAACTATGTTGCACAACACTTTAAACAAATTTAATTTACAAAAATTATATAAAGCAAAAAAGGGTAAAAAAAATAATCAAGATTATATTGCAATACAACAAGCATGGCATGAAGAAATAAATTATATGCAAGAAATGTTAGGGCGAAAAGTTACCTATACAGAAAAAGAAAATGCATTAGAAAAAATTTTATTAGACAAAGTTAGTATTGATAATAAATTTTTTGATGCAAAAAATAAAAATATATATTATCAAGTTGACGAAGATCGTATGGACGATGTGTACGTTACTGTACAAAATTCAGACGGTGAGTCTATAAATGTATTTTTAAGTGAAATTAATGATGATGTAAGCACTTTAATTAGTAAATCATTACGAAAAGAAGGCCGACCAGCTACACAAACTAATATTGCAGAAATGTGGATTTTACATAACAGACCTCAATCAAAAGAAGATGTTTATAAATTTTATGAAAATTTAGATAAAGAGGAGGATTAACATGGAAGAAAATCCATTTGATTTAAGATTAAATTTTGCACCTAGTCAAAATTACGAAGAAGATAATCCTTTTGATAGATATTTTGAACGTGAAAATAAAAAAAGAGAAGAATTATTAAAAGGTATATTAAAATCAGTATCGGAAAAAGATCCAGAAAAAACCGGTGAAGCACAAAGATTATCTAAAGAATTAAATTTACCAGAAGGCATTAGTTTAGACAGTGATCACGCATTAAACATTTTAAAACAAAAAAAACAAGAACAATATATAGAAAAAAAAAGATTAGCACAAACAAATCCTATATTATTAAAACAATTAAATGATCCTACTTTTGCAGCACTAGCTTATGACGATATTCCTAATTTAGATAAATTTCCTAATTTTTTTGATAATATTCTTGCGATACCAGAAAATATTAGTCAAGGTCTAGAAGCTGGAAAACTTGACCATGAAATAGGTCAATTGGGTTATTTGTTAAAAGATGGATTTTTGAATTATGATTTACCAGATGGTTTTGCAGAATTTGTTACAGGTGGTAATTTCATTGGAGACAAAGATCAAATAAGAGAATTAATAAAACAAAAACAATTAAGAAGAAACGAACTTGCAGCAGATGGTTCTGGTTTTATAGAAGGTAGCGCTACATTTATAGGGCAACAATGGCAAACAATACCTTCTGCTTTAGCGTTTGGTGTAGCAGCAGGTAAGGCAGGTAAATCTGATCCAAGACTTTCTGCATTAACTTTTGCTAGTGGTTTTGCCACTAAATTTGCGCTTGATGCAAACATAGTTAACCAAGGCCATGCATATCTTGAATATATTAATACACCGGGTATAGACGAAGAACAAGCAGCAATATATTCAGAAGCAGTAGGTATATTAAATGCTGGTTTAGAATTTATAGGTTTTAAATTTGCAACAGCACCTGCAAGACAATTTGTTAAAAACAGAATATTAAAAGCAGGTGGTGCAAAAATTGCAAAAGAATTAACTAAACCAACTTTTAAATCTGCATACACACAATATGGCAAACAAGTATTAAGTTCAATATTAGCTGAAGCTAACACAGAAGTTGGACAAGAAGCTGTGCAAATATTAGGTTTAGAATTATCTAAAAAATTTAGTGAAGCAGAACTAGAATCATTATTAGCTTCTCCAGAAGGTTGGAATGAAATTGGCAACAGATTAAGCAGTACTTGGTTAGAAACAGTTAAAGGAATGACACTATTAGGTTTAGTAGGTGGTAGCGGTAATTTTTATGTCAATATAACTGATGCAAAAAAATCAATTAAAGAAACAGCAGTAATTGAAAAAATTAACGAAGAAGCAAAAAACAGCAAAGTAAGAAAAAGAAATCCAGATAAATTTGAAAGTTATATACAAGAAATTGCAGATGGTAAAGAAATATCTGATTTTTATATTGACGCAACTATATTTAACCAACAATTAAATGAAAATGGTTTAAATATTAAACAATTAGAATTAATACTTCCTGATGTAGCAAAAAATTTAAAAGACATAAATGAAAGTGGTGGTGTTGGCGATGTTGAAATTCCCACTGGACAATACGCTGCAAAATTAGCTGGTACAAATTTTGGCGAAATAATAAAACCACATTTACGTCCGTTTAAAAAAAGTAAAAGTCAAACTGAAGCTACTGTTATTTTGCAACAACAGGAAATTGAAAAAGCACAATTTAAAGAATTAATGGCAAAACAAGCAGAAGCCACACAAAAATTACAAAGAGAAACAACAGAAATAAAAAACAATATAAAAGAACAACTTAAAAACACAAAATTATATACACCAAAACAAGTTGAGTTGTTATCTACGTTACCTCGTGATTTTATTTCTACACTTGCTAAAGATTTAAATATGTCACCTACTGATGTATTCAAAAAATATTTTTACAACATACAAAGTACAGGTAATTTAGGATTACCTACACGTTCATTATTTGATCAAAATGGCAAAGTTAAAATTAATAGTCCAGAATTTAAAAACTTTTTTGGCAAGTCGAAATTAAAAAATTCTGACGGAACACCACAAGTTGTATACCACGGAACTGTTGATAGTATTGATAGATTTGATCTTAACCATCCTAATAGGTTAGATGCAGGTTATTTAGGCACTGGTGTTTATTTAACTAACAATAAAAGTTTGGCACAAATATACGCAAGAAATAAACAATCAAAAGTAAATAGAGGAGAATTAACTTCTGACAATACAGGCCCACAAATAATGGAATTGTATGCACGATTAGAAAATCCATATAGAGCAACAATGCAAGAAAAATTAACAATAAGGGAAGGTGGTCGTGCAGCGTCTGACGCATTTAGAGACAGGTTAGAAGCTGAAGGTTATGACGGTGCAATAATGCCTGTTTTAGATGGAGAAGAAATAGTTGTATTTAATCCAAAAGCAGTTAAATCTATTAACAATAGCGGTACATGGTCACAAGAAACTGATAATTTATTTAAACAAGATTTACAATTATTTGAACAAAAAACAAAAGAACAACTTAAAGGAAAACCAATACCACAGAATATATTAGAACTAGGCAAACTTGTTAATAGTTTTGATTTTGCTGGCGAAAAACAATATGCTACTAATCGAGATTTTAAAGTAGCTTTACAACAACGTATTAATGATGCTGCAAAACAAGCAGGGGTTAATTTATCGCAATTTACTGTAGAAGTAGAAAAACATCTTGTACGAAATTTACTTGCAGATGCAAAATTTGCGTTAGAAACTAATCCTAATGCAGTTGGTTGGTATAACGAAAAAGTAACAAAAGCATTAAGTGTATTGTCATTAGTGCATCCCGAAATAGCTACAGATCCACAAGCTAAATTTGCATTTACTTGGGCATTAGCTAATACATCTAACGGTTTAAAAGTTGATAAAAATTTTGAATTAGCAGAACAAGCATACGCATTTTATGCGCAAAACGGTGTTATGCCAACAGATATAGGCATAGGTGATGCAAGTGCAGCAATAAATAACAACATGAAATTATTTAATAAATTAATGAAAGAAAAAGGGTTTGAAGAATTTGAAAGTTTTATGAAAACAATGCATACGGTAAAAGATGTAGAAGCATTTACTGGTAGCACTGTGTCAGGAGAAAACAAAACTGAAATGGTTTATGGTGCTGCGGTAATGGGGCCAAAAATTGGTAATGGATTTTTTGCTAATTTATATGGCCAATTTGAACAATTAACTATGGACAGATGGTTAATGCGTACATGGGGTCGAATGACAGGAACATTAATAACTGATTTTAAAAAACAAGCTAAAATGAAACGTAATCAACTTAAACCGTTAATAAAAGGATTAAGTTTAAAAGACAAAAAAGCATTTGAAAAAATAATAGGTATAAAAATAAAGCTTAGTAATTTAGATGAAGTAGCTATAGCCATACAAAAAGCAAGTATGAAACCTGCAAATAGAAAAGCAATGGCACAAATTGCTACTATTGAAGATACAAAAAATGCAGAATTAATAACGCAAATCTTAGGTAAACCAAAGAAAAATATAGAAAGAATAGGTATAGGTGATGAGTTGCGTAAAGGTGGTAATGGTTTGGCTAAATTTATTGACGGACAAAAAGAAGCACCTAGTGGGCCAGTAGAAAGAAGACAAATACGCAAAGTTTTTAATGAGACATTGAATGTATTGCAACAAGACGAAAAATCACTTACAATGGCAGATCTACAAGCATTAGTTTGGTATCCAGAAAAACGCTTGTATGATTCTGCAAAATTAAATGAAGCAGAGCAAACTACAGGTTATCAGGATAACGAAGCACCTGATTATGCCAATGCTGCTGTTAATTTGGCACAGCAACTTGGTGTGTCAGATGCTGACATCCAAACTACATTACAGGAGGTAGACCTTGAACTCGAACGTCAGGCCATTGAGCGCACAAGAGGAAGTGAATCTGGAGAAGGAACAGGAGGAGTTGTACAACGAAATAATATTGAAACAGACGAATCAACAGGACTTCCAATCAACCCAGATGGAACTGTCACCGTCTATCACCACACCGACAAACGAGCAGCAGACAACATCAGAAAGTCCAGTGAACTTAGAAGTGCTGGAGAACCTGATGTTTACGTTACCACCAGATCTATCCCAGACACTGGCTATGGTGATACCGCAGTTGCAATCAGGGTCAAACCTTCTAGACTTAGTCTCGATGATGAATTCCCAAATGGACGGAGAGATTTCAGACTCTCAGTTGGAAAGCCTAGAGGGTCTATTCGGGTAGAAGTAGGTGAATATTCAGAAGATTTTGCGAAACAAAGTCAAATATTTTCACAACAGCAAGTACCAGATGGTTCTAGAGGTGGTTTTGATCCAACAACACTAACTACATTACTAACACAAGACGCAGATATATCTACATTTTTTCATGAAACAGCCCATTATATGCTAAGTGTATATGAAGATTTAGCTGGTTTAGAAACAACTCCTACAAAAATAAAAAATGATTTTCAAAAACTATTAGATTTTTTTGGTGTAGAAAATTTAGAAACATGGAATAAATTATCATTAGAGCAAAAAAGAAAATATCATGAATCGTTTGCATATAATTATGAAATTTATTTATTTGAAGGAAAAGCACCGTCTACAAAATTACAAAGTTTGTTTACTAGATTTAGTAATTTTCTAGCAAAAATATATAAATCTATAAGAGATGAATTAAATATAATTTACAAACAAGAAAATGGCGTAGATTTACCTATTTTAAATGATGAAATACGAGGTGTAATGGATCGTATGATTGCTAGTGAAGAAGCAATATCACAAGCAAATCAAGTTTTTGAAATGAAAGCATTGTTTCAAACACAAGAAGATAGTGGTATGAACGATGCAGAATGGGCTGATTATACACAAACTCTTAAAGAAGCAGATGAGAAATCAATAGAAGAATTAAACAAAGCAAGCATGAGACAAATGAAATGGTTAGAAAATGCAAAAAGTAAAGTTTTAAAAGATTTGCAAAGAAAAAATAAAGGTTTATATCAAAAAATTAAAGAAGAAGAAACTATTAAAGCTAGTAAATTAAAGGCTTATAAATTAGCATCTTTTTTAAGATTAGGTGAAACTATTAATGAAAATGGAGAAAAAATATTAATTAAAGAAAACAACAAGATAGCAGTAGATTCGTTAGAAAGACTTGTACCTTTTTACGACATGAAAGCAGAAATACAACAATTGCGTAGATTACGAATGGTTGCAAAAAAAGGTACACCTGTAGCGGTAATTGCTGAAATGTTTGGTTATAACTCTTCACTAGAAATGATAAATGTTTTGTTAGATTTGCAACCTATAGGGCAATTTATAACAGAAAAAACAGATGCAAGAATGTTAGAAGAATATAGTGGTTTATTAGATCCAAGAGAACAAGAATTACAAGTACAGGAAGTTTTACACAATGAAGCCAGATCAAGGTTTATATCAGTTGAATTGCGTACATTGTCTAAATCTATGCAACCAGTGCGTAGTCAAATAGCTGCTGCTAAACAAGTAGCACAAGAAGTTTTAAGCAAAAAAACATTACGAGATATAAGACCTTCTAAATTTTCACAAGCAGAAGCAAAGGCAGTTAAATTAACAGAAGCTGCTATGAAACAAGGAGATACTGCATTAGCTATACAATACAAAAGATCTCAATTATTAAATAATCAATTAACAAAAGAAGCAATAGAAATACATAGACAATACGACAAAGCTTTAATAGATTTTAAAAAATTCTTTAGATCAGAAAAAAAATTAGCAAATACTAGAAATACTGACATGATTAATGTCGGAAAGACTATATTATCTAGTTATAAATTAGGGCCAAAGGTAGAAAATCCAAGAGTCTATATAGAAAAATTACAAGAATATAATCCTGATTTATATAGAGAATTAAGTCCAATTCTTGATGCACAAATAAATGATACAAATAAGGACATAAAAGATTTAACCGCAGCAGATTTTAATGATTTAGTTGAAGTTATTGAGTCGCTTTGGTTTCAATCAAAACGAGCTAACTTATATGTGCTTGATGGAAAACGTATGGAAGTAGACGCAGTAGTTGACGAAATAATTGAAGTAGCAGATAGAATTCCTAGACAAAAAGAAGTTGGTGTTACAGAAGCAGCTACACAATTAGATGATTTACATCGTAAATTACAAAATCAAAAATCAAGATTAAAACGCACAGAGCATTGGTGCGATGAATCAGATGGTGCAAATATTAAAGGAGGTGGATTAGGAGATGTTGTATTAAGACGTAAAGGAATGGTAGCAGGGCCATTTACTAGATACATATTTAGACCAGTTAAAGATAAATTAAATGAATACCGTCAATTACAAGTTAAGTACACAAAAAAATATGCTGAAATGTTAGCTGAATTAGATTTTGGTAGTGAACGTATACACAGTAACGAATTAAATTATAACTTTGGTAAAGATAGTCAAGGTCGAGGTAAGGTTGAATTACTTGGTGCAATGTTGCACATAGGTAATAAAAGTAATTTAAAAAAATTATTGTTAGGAAGAAAATGGGGTGAACTTAATGATGATGGAACATTAAATACAACTAGATGGGATGCGTTTGTAGAACGTATGGAAAACGAAGGATATTTAACTAAAAATGATTATGACTTTTTACAAAAAGTTTGGGATCTTACTGAGCAAATGAAACCTCTTGCACAAAAAGCTCACAAAGATATTTTTGGTTATTATTTTAAAGAAATAGAAGCAACTCCAATAACTACTAGATTTGGCACATATAGAGGTGGATATGTACCTGCTAAAGTTGACCCAAGAATTGTTAAAGACGCAGAACGTAATGCAAAATTAGATGAATTAAGATCTGAATTTAAAGCATCATTACCTTCAACTGGTAAAGGTTTTACAGAAACTCGTGTTGAATATAACAAAGAATTATCACTACATTTAAATGCAATGGTAAAACACATAGACGATGTCTTGCGTTTTGCAACTGTACAACCTGTTATAGAAGATGTTTTAAAAATAATTAAAAATAAAAAATTTAGCGATACTATAAATGCTATTGATGGATCGAAAATTGATTATATGTTATTGCCTTGGTTAAATACTGCTGCACGACAACAAACAATGTTGCGTGGTCAAAATGATTTAATGGATGGATTATTTAAATACGTTAAAGGTAGTTTTGGTCGTGCAACTATGTTTGGTAATTTTCAAAATGCTGTACAACAATTTACAGGTTGGTCACCATCATTAATAAAAGTAGAACGTAGTCATTTATGGAGTGGATTTCTTAAATATTATAAAAATCCAAGAGAAGCAGCAGAAAATATAGCAAAATTATCTCCATTTATGGCAGATAGACAAAAAAATCAAATGTTTGATATACAGGAAACTTTAAATGATTTAATAATTAATCCAAATAAATTTGCAAAAACAAGAGCATGGTTAACACAAAACGCATACTTTATACAACAAGCATTTCAAAATCAAGTAGACAGCGTAACTTGGATAGGATCATATAATCAATTTATGGCTAATAAGCCACAAGAATTAACAGAGACACAGGCGCAAAAGGAAGCTATAGCACAAGCAGATGCAAATGTGCGTTTAACACAAGATAGTTTACAACCAGAAGATAGAGCAGCATTTCAAACTGATATACCACTTGTGCAATCAATGCTTCAATTTACAAACTATTTCAACACAATGGCAAATTTAAATCGCACGCAATATAAAAAACAAATAAGAGATATGGGATTTAAACCTTTTGGCAAAGGGTCACAACAATTATTGTACACATTTATGTTTGGATTATATATACCTGCTGTTGTATCTGGAATAATAGTACAAGCATTTGGAGGAAATTTAAATGATGCAGATGAAGACGGTTGGATAGACGAAGTAGCAGAATTGTTATTATTAGAACCATTGCGATTTGGACTTGCTTTTGTACCCGGTGGAAATATATTGCCTGTACCTTTTAACGTATTAAATGACAAACCATATGATGATCGTATAACAACAAGCCCTGCAATATCTTCTATAGAAAGCTCAACAACTGGATCAGTAAGAGCTTTTCGTGCATTTCTTGACCCTAATGAAGAAGTTACTGGTAAAAACGTAAGAGATGTATTTACTTTATTGTCATTATTAAGTAATTATCCATTAACTATTATTGGCAGACCACTTAGTTATTTACAAGATGTAAGCACTGGTAGAGTAACACCAGAAGGGCCAATAGACTTTATTAGAGGTGTAGTTACTGGTAAGTCGGGCAGAAGAAGCAGAAATTAAAGGTGTGACCGTAAAGCAAATAATTAGATGTAACCTAAATAAGATAGTGAATAAGTCTAGTTAATGACGATAAATTCGACTACACGAAAGACAAATAACTTAGCTGGTAATGGGAATACTGCTACGTTTCCTTTTGCATTTAAAGTTTTTACTGAAGCAGATATTGTTGTAAAAAAATTAGAAGTTAGTACAAGTGTAGAAACACTATTAACTCTTGGTGCAAGTAATGATTATACAGTTAGTTTAAACCCAGACCAAAACGGTAATCCCGGTGGTAGCGTTACATTAAGACAAAGCAATAGTAATTTTAATTTACCTTCTGGTTTTCAACTTGTTATTACATCTGCATTAGAACCGTTACAAGGTACTGACCTTACAAACCAAGGTGGTTTTTATCCAGAAGTTATTAATGATGCACTAGATAAATCAGTAATTTTGCATCAACAACAGCAAGATGAATTAGATAGGTCTATAAAATTTTCATTAACCAATACTATTGGTAGTTTAGAAATTACAGAAAACGCTGCTGCTCGTGCCAACAAAGTTATGGCATTTGATAATGCAGGTGAATTTTCTATTCTTAGTGAACTAGGTACATACAGAGGAAATTGGTCTGCTAGTCGTGCATATTTTGTAAGAGATCTTGTAAAAGATACAAGCACAAATAATATTTTTATGTGTAATGCTGGCCATACATCATCTGGCGCACAACCTCTTACTACTAATACTGACTCTGCAAAATGGGATTTAATTGTAGATGCAGCAACGGCTACAACTTCATCTACGAACGCAGCGTCATCAGCTACAGCAGCAGCTAGTTCAGCTACAGCAGCAGCATCATCACAAACGGCAGCAGCATCTAGTCAAACCGCAGCAGCAAGTTCTGCAAGCGCAGCAGCAAGCTCAGCATCTACAGCATCTACAAAAGCAACACAAGCTGACACTGCAAAGACCGCAGCACAAGCAGCCCAGACCGCAGCAGAAACTGCATTAGATTCTTTTGATGATAGATACTTAGGTGCAAAATCATCTAACCCTACACTTGATAATGACGGCAATGCACTAATAGACGGAGCGTTATATTTTAATACGACAGTAAATAGAATGAAAGTTTATGACCTTGGTAATACTACTTGGTTAGAAGTAACAATTGTCGGGTCAGATTTAGCAAATGTCAACACAGTTGCAGGTTCTATAAGTAACGTCAATACAGTTGCTAGCAGCATATCTGGGGTTAACGCAGTAGCTAACAACGCTAGTAATATTAATGCTGTTAATAGTAATTCTTCAAATATAAATGCAGTTGCAGGTTCAATATCAAACGTAAACGCAGTAGCAAGCAATGCGTCAAATGTTAATACAGTTGCGTCTAACATTGCTAACGTCAATGCAATTGGTGCAGATATAGCAAAAATACAAACAGTTGCAAATGATTTAAACGAAACTGTTTCTGAAATTGAAACTGTAGCTAATGATTTAAACGAGACACAATCTGAAATAGATACAGTTGCTGCCAACATAGCTAATGTTAATTTAGTTGGAAACAATATTTCTAATATTAATGCGATTGGAACTGTATTAGCAGGTCAAACAACATACACTGTCACTGTACAAAGCGGTGTATTTTACATTGACGGAGTATCAAAACCAACTCTGGCGTTAATTAGAGGATATACATACATATTTAATCAAGCTGATAATAGCAACAATAATCATCCGTTAGCTTTCAAAGATGGTAGCGGTAATTCATATACAACTGGCGTAACAGTAAATGGCACAGCAGGGCAAGCAGGTGCAAATGTAACTTTTGTTGTACCTACAAATGCACCTAGCTCATTACGTTATTACTGCACAGTGCATGGCAACAATATGGGTAATACTATTTCTGTTGGCGATGACAACATAGCATTAGTTGCCGGCAATATGACTAATGTTAATCTTGTTGGCGGTTCAATAACAAACGTCAACAACGTAGGAAATAGCATTACGAATGTTAATACTGTTGCATCAAATCTTAGTGGTGTTAATGCTTTTGCTGCTAGATATAGAACAGATAATACTGGTAATAATCCATCATCCAACAATGACGCAGGTGATTTATTTTATAACCAACAAAGTGGAAAACTTTTAGTTTATAACGGCAATACTTCTGCTTGGGAAGAAACACAATCTGTTGGTAATTTCTTTATAAATACTATTGGCAACTACAGTGGTACTGGTGGTAATAGTGCAACATTTAACGGATCTGCTTATAAGTTTACGTTAAGCAATGCAGGTCAATTTGCCCAGCAAATGTTGGTCAGCATTAATGGTGTTGTACAAAAACCTAATTCTGGTACAGGACAACCTAGTGAAGGATTTGCTTTAGATGGTGCAAATATAGTATTTAGTGCTGCCCCTCCTAATGGTGCTGATTATTTTATTGTTACTATTGGTGCTTCTGTAAGTATTGGAACTCCAAGCAATAACACAGTTACTTCAGCAATGATAGTAAATGAATCTATTGTTAACGATGACATAAACGCAAGTGCAGCAATAGCCTTATCAAAACTTGCTACATCTGGAACACCAAATAATACAAACTTTTTAAGAGGTGACGGTGCATGGACAACAGTTGTTACTGATCTCGTCAATGACACATCACCTCAGCTAGGCGGTGATTTACAAAGTAATGGTAACGATATTGACTTTGCT